ACTAACTGCGCGATTCGATACGTGAAGGAATCGCGCGTTAGCCATTTGGGCTGTCATCTGCTACCACTTCAACCTCTTTCAAGGTTTCTAGGAATGGTAGCCCGAAGGGCTTTACGTCTGGCGCATCCGCGCGGCGCAAGCACTCCCAAGCAAGCCAATATATGTGCTCTTGTCTTTCGTCTTCTCTAAAAGCCTTGTGAAAGCCTTTACGAAACTGTTGCTCAAAAGCATATTCCACAGCGGGAGTTACTTCGTGAGTTGTAACTGTACCGTCTGCCCTTGTGATTTTTAGACTTGCCATGTTGCCCCTTTATTTAATTAGAACGAGCCTGTGTTGGCTACGCTTACTGCTGAGTTTACTGTGAACGTAATGTCCATTGTACCAATGTCACCGACAGCGCCGTTTATTGGTGTCAAGTTATTTACCAAAATGTCGAAGCTGTAGAGCTCATTAGTTCCAGATACAGCTGCTACTTTATCTTGCACCATCTTTACCGGAACAGTTGTACCAAATGCGGCTTGAAGGGTTGCAAGAACGTTAGCGGATGCTGTGTCGTTCAAGAATGAAACGGTGAGAGTTGCAGACTCCAAGCCCTTAACGAACTTGTGAGCTGAGTCACCCATCGCCGTGACTTCGAGTTCATCGAAGGCTTGGTTAAGGGTTGCAGAGGTTACATGGTCGGATAGGTCAATGGAGTTGATTTTTAATCCGACTTTGTTATTTAGGAAAACAGCCATTGACTATTCCTCATCTTTCTTGGTTGGTTTTGGTGCTGGTGCGGAAGGCTTAATCTGACCGATTTTGATTAGAAACGCCTCACGCTCTTTGTCATTCTCAGCCATATTAGCTCCAATCTGAGAGTATGCTGATTGTTACTTCACCGCTGAGCAGGTCGCCCGCTGTTGCGGTCAAGACTGTAGGTGCGCTAAAAGTTCCAATGGTATAAGCCAATGAGGATGCTTCTAGCTTGTTTACTATGTTTAAGTAAAAATCTTCAATATTGGTTAGATTGCCTTGGTTATCGAACATAGGCGCTAATACTACTAACTTAAAATTGACTTTCGGCTTAACCGTTTTGTAATGGTCGTTGCTTGGCTCAATATAAGGGTCGCCGGGTTGTACCACAATTGAGTTAGCCAACGGTGTGGCCGGTGGGAAGGAAAACACCGACCACGCCGCATTATCACTTAGCGCAGTCGCAATTGTTCCCCGCAGGGTAGTTATCGCACTCACCCTACTTGACCGCCCGGTGCTAAGTAATCCGCAAGCAAGCCTCGTACGCGCGCCATGAGTGTATTACCCATGCGATAAGGTGAAGGTTGAAAATCAGGTGAAATACCGCCAGCGTTAGATGCTTGGCGTGCTTGCCAGATATCTATGGCAATCATTAAGGAAGCTTGATTTACTTCCGGGAGTGTCGCGTAGTCAATGGCTTGTGTGCCATAAACGCGACCCCAAGGCGCAATTGTGTGATATGCGCGTGTTGTTATTTGGGCATTAACAAATTCAAGCCATACGCCATTAGCAGCGGTAATTGTATGTGAACCATTGTAATGCTGGCGAACATTTTCAACGTTAATAGTGTCGCCTACGATAAATTGTTTCGCGTTTTCGTAAATATAAATGCGCCCTGTTGTTCCGGTTGCTTCGATAGCGTAAACCGATTGTTCATTGAACCATAATTTATTCTTGACTATGTTCTCAGCGGCTTGGCAGACTTCTTCGACTACTGCCGAGCTGTAGAGATTGCCAATGCCTAACGCAGAACGAAGTTCGGCTTCTGTCACGTATGTGGCTGGCATTATTTCCTTTCCGGGGTTATCCCCGGCAGTAGGGCAGAACTGCCGGGGTAACTTTAACTACTAGGCTATTAAGCCTTGTTGAACTTGAACGCTCCTGCTGCCACCTTGGTAGCAATTGCGTAGTAACCGTACATGCCGATTTCAACACGGCCAGTTCCAACCTTCTCAGCGCGAAGCTGTAGGCGTGGTGACTCGTACCATGTATATGAGTCGCGGTTTACAAGGATGATGGTTCCATCTCCATCGCCGGAGAGGTTGTAATCAACATAAAGAGGCAATCCGAGAACTGTTCCGCGGATTGAATTAACCTGAACATCACCGGCTGCATTTTGTGGAGCCGCTGCGTTAAAGATTGGTCGCTTCTGTGAATCTACAAGACCAGTTATGTTAGTCCATTGTGTTGGTGATGCAATAATTGCAGTAGCGAACTTAAATGTGTTGGTGTAAATGGATTCTCCACCGCGTGCAACGAACTCAGCGAGCGTTTCGCCATCGAACGGTACTGCGGTTGTTGTTGCATCCAATGTGCCATCGGTAAGAATCTTGTCTACCAATGCATAATCGGTGTGCTTAGCATACGCATCACCCATGAGCTGGAGAAGCTCTGATAGAAACGCCGGCGAAGTTCTGTCAAGAACCTCAACCGAAAATTGCTGCATTCCTGCGGCCTTCTTGACGTCTACGTCAATGTATTCAATCTCTAGTTGAGTATCTGAGAACGCGCCACCTTCTGCAACTGTAGCTACAGTTGGAGCAGTCTTAACGCGTGGGATTTGGAATTTCATACCTGCATCTGGAAGTGTTCCAGCGGATACAGCTTCAATTGCAGGGCGTACCCCGGTGGTCTTGGGATTTATGATTTCTGTGAGCTGGCGGGTGGGTACGAGCCCGGGTACATCATTAACAGTATCGGTATCGGATGCAGCTGCAATCCATTGGCGTGCTTCTTCATCATGGAAAATAGAAGCCTTGATTGTATTTTCTAGCATTGTTAGCGGAGTCACGTTGATACGTGGCTTAGCATAAATTGGTGCAGCAACAGTTGGGCGCGCAGCTTCCACCGCAGGGGTTTCTACCACAGGCGCAACGGTTGCGGTGTCTGGAGTGTTCTCCACGACTGCCTCGCTTTCGTTTTCGGTTGGTTTTTCTACCGCTTCTTCTTCTGATGCGGCAACGCTCAAAACTTCTGCGGTCTTAAACGCAGCAGCTTGAACAAGACTGGTTTCATATAACTTACTTGCTAAAACTTTAATAACGCCACCTTCGCGCTTACTGTCAATAACTTCAACACCAACAGACAAGCCGGAACGTAGTTGTTCGCTGGCCTCAACCAACGCATCACTACCCCGGGTTGTATTACTGACCTTAAATGTGGCGTAAATTCCTTCATCGGTTTCTTCGTACGAAATCATACGACCGAGAGGTTTTTTGGCATCATGTTCGAGTAATAGTTTTGGCTTAGGGCTCTCTGGTATTTCGATTGAGCCTTTTGTGAAAATTACTTTTCCTGCGCTTGTGTAGCCAATCTCATTATCAAATGGCACAATCTTGCCGGTAATTGTTCTTTCTTCGGCGTTGCAGGTTATATCGTTAGAGAACGTTAGGCGCATCGGCGTTTCCATTCGGTGATAGGTTTTCCATTTCCATCGCTTGCTCTACGGTGATTAAACCAAGTGCAAGCATTTTTTCAATGACTGCAAGGCGTTCTAGCGAATTAACCGCCAGAAACGCATTTTCGACATCGAACTTTACAACGTTGCCTCGCGCGGTGATATCGTCCAAAGATAAACGGTCTTGAATCGCGTGAACGTATGGCGCAAGGCTAAGGCTTACAAATTGGCGGCGTTCGTCTTGAACGTTCGCATATGTCATGCTGTTATTCATATCTGCGCTAATGTAATACGCAGGTACATTCATCATTCTTGCCACTTGCGTGGAAGTTGATTGCACCGCATCCACAAACATCATGTCGCGCGGTGAAAATGCAGTAGGTTGGTATTCGAGCGTGCTAGTTAGATAAGCTGTAGAGCGGCGTTCACGTGCAGACTTCCAAGCCGCAAGAATAGATTGCACTTCTTCTTGTGATAAATCCGCGCCATTGTTTTTTAGAACACCGGAAGGCATTGGCGTTGAAGATGCAACTCGCATAGCGGTTTCTAAGTCAATTGCAGAACGAAGTGTACGAGCACCGCGTTGCAAAACGCCTTCGTCTAATCCTTGGAATGTAATTAACGAACCAAGGCCAGACATTGGTACTGGAGAACCATCAACTGTGTATTGTGTAATAAAATTACTCATTGAGTCGGTTGTAAATGAAACGCGACCCGGTGCAACCCATTCAAAACGAGCTGGTCTGCCATCATCGGCATAAACTTCTGTAACCTTCCAATATGCAATTCCGTAGAACAGTAATGAATCTACTGTCCATGCAATTGTGGTGCTAAGTGGTTGATGCACCGAAGGTTGTTCTAGCCATAATGGCTTGCCAAGTTTTTCACCTGTGCTTTTACGATAAAGCTCTAGAGGAAATGTTCCAATTGTGCCAGCGATTAGATTTCTGCAACGTGCAACGCTTGGAACCGTCATAGCCTCATCACGACCTACAGCGGTCATCGTGATAGGCAAGAAATAATTAAATGAATCCGTCATTAACTGAGGCGCAGCTTGCGCTTCAATTTTCTGCGGTCGGAAGCGGTCAAATAAACCCATTGTCGGATAGGATACCACACAAGCCCGACATATCGGACATTTACACCGCTATAATTGCAGGTTTTTCTATCGGCTTGTTTAGTTGGTGAACACACATAGCAAGGGCGATAGCGGCGGAAACATCGCCGGCAGATTTACGCCTGACAATACGCCAGCCAAAATCTGTTTCCTTAGCAGCTGTGTTGTTTATCGAATCAACCAGCGATTGTTGCCCTGAATGAACCAACCGGCCATGCACAATTGCATCTAGAAGGTCGCTACACGCCTGATAGAACACTTGGCCGCTCATGTCTTGGGTTTTATGTCCAGATAGGGCTAAGCGCTCGGCTACGGTCATCGTGGCGTATTTATCGAACAGAATTACGCGTGGTCGGTACTTACGCGCCCATTCATTGACTTCTACCGCCATTTTTAGCTCGTCCACTTGTTGAGCGCTAGTGAATTGGGCAATTACGCCTACAGCCATGCGCCCATCATCCATAAGCTGGCCAGCGACTAGGCTTCCATCGCGTTTAGTAACCGAAATGTCTATTGCGAACACAGTTGGCCTACCGGGCATAATCTGTAAGTCTTGAACGGTCAATTCCTCAAATGCTTTATATGGGAACGGACTGCGAAGTGCGCTCACCCACTGACACAATACCTCGGTGCGACTGGCTTCTACGCTTGACGTTGCAATTGCTTCTTCAATCGTAGATTCGTCAATTAAGTAGCCCAATGCAGGGTTAGCCTGATACCAAGCGTTTCTATCGTCTAGCCTTGCGAAATCTTCGGCTGAATACTCCCAATAACCTAGGCTTTTAGGCGGGTAGCTCTGAGCACGCTGTCTAATATCGTTAAGCACGCTGCTAAATGCATCGCCAGCGTTGCTAGTTAGTAGAACTTGACTATTAGGTCTTGCACGTGTTACCGGCCTTGCAGCCGTCCATGCCTCTTGACTTATTTCGCGCATTTCATCCACAAAAAGCAAATCCGCGGTTTTACCACGTGACCCATCTCTAGTCGCCGCAACTATCTCGTATCGAGCCCCCGATATGAGCTCTACCGATTCTTGGCCATTGGCCACGCGGATTTGCTTCACTTGTGCATTAAGTGATGGTGTCCCTTCAATAACATCTACAACCTTGCGAAAGGTATCCAAGGCCATAGCTCTATTTGAGGACATGGCCACTATATTCATTTCGCCGAAAATAAACAACCCTGCCAATATGCGTATGCGTGCTAAGTGTGTTTTACCGTTTTGGCGTGCAATTAGTAACAGATTCGTTTTACGTACAAACTTACCGTTTTTGTCTACCTTCAACATGTCGGTGAGTACGTGCTCCTGCCAAGGCAGAAGCTCTTGACCGATTTCTTTCAACCAAGGCTTGACCTCATCTATGCGGGATTTTCCTTTTAGTGGCGCGTTGCTCAGGCGCGGCTTCGTTGCCCCTTTACGAACCGGCATCTGAAATAGCCCCCTTTTCATTTGGCATCAAGAATGGTGAATCCGCATCAACGCGAATCGTTGTCGGTGATTTCCGCACCGATTTGTCCTGAATGTCCGATTTTGGGGAGAAATAGGCGCG